CCGAAAGCCTTCTTCGTATATCCCGTCTTATTATGAGGGGTAATTGATCCCGGTCCTGTCTGAAGAGCCCCCTGAGGACCCCCCAAAGCTATCCGGGGAAATAACCAAGCTGGCCCTATTCCTGACAGAGCGACCACGAGGGGCACGCCTCGGGGAACTAGGAGCTGGCTGAGAAACCTTGCCCTGCTCTTGCACAGGGGCGGCAGAGGGAGCGGAAGGGGCCAAAGCCAAAGCCTGTTTAGCGGCCATGTCTTCCTTAGCTTTTGCCTCAGCTTTCATCCTGACAGGCATCAGCCCTGAACCTACAAAGGAGCTACACATATCAAAGGTGGATAGATAATGGTGGATAATAAGTCAATCAACTTCTGACTTACCAAAGGTCAACCAAAAGCCTACCTTGTACCAAGGATTGTTTTGCGGGGCTTTGCTTTATCTACAGCCTACCAATTTCACCATCCACCAAGTGATATGCCTTTGACCCTCCTTCGGCTGTCGCCTCAGTCGGGTTCCATCCGAACTGTCTCAATGTTGTCTAATTTTAACTCCTGTACCTTTAAGATATGTATTATCTTATAGGGGTTCTAAGCAACCAGTTCCCATAAAGCGAACTGTAACTTAGGTAAAAGCTGAAGGATTGATTTTACCAATTTGGAGTCGTTTTTGTCGAGCTTTTTCTTTCAGACTTGCTCTAACTCAATCCCAATCAATCAAATAATTTTTCTTTAAGGCTTTCTCATTGCCACCTGAACAGGAGGCGTCGTAATTGGCTGGGACATAGCAACAAACTCATTGCGTTCGCGGTCGTACCTATTGATCAGTCCTTTGCCGAACAAATCCCACCAATTACCTGTGACGGTTCGCCCGTTGATCACAACGGAATCTGTTTTATTGCCGTAGACTTGCTTGTCGTACTGCTCACGAACCATGCGGAGTCTGTCTTGAAATTCGGTCGGGGACATGGAGTTAATTGCGTTAACCGTTTCGTTGGACAGCTTGCCCGATTTGGTGATAGGGGCCCCGGCAACGGAGTTAAGGATAGCCTGAGCTCCGCCTTCGCCTCTCATGTGAGCGATGGACAAAACGGCCCCCTGTACGCCGGGGTCGGTAAACTTATCGGCCCCTACGGTTTTAGCCCGTTGCCTGAGAAGGGTGCCCACAAGCTCTCGGGTTTGGGCGGAGTCCACCCCGTACTGCTTGACGGTGGTTTGGATTTTGCCAAAGGCGGGGTGGTCGGCCCGGAAGCCAAAGTACTCCCGCTTGCCTGATTGCACGGCGGTCTTACCTTCGCTTTTCATCACGCGGTCGATCACGGTAGAGGCAATGCCCATCTCTCCCTCAACGGCCCGTGGAGTGCCCGGGGGCTTTGGAATGGTCTGGTTGGAGGGCGCCGGGGCTTGGGTAGGGGCGTTGGTCTGTCTCATGTTGTCCTTCAGGTCCACCCGAACGGTGGCTTGGTTGGTGCCCGAGGGGGCTACGGATAGACGAGGTGAGGGGAGATTGAGAGAGCTCAAATCAAGCATCAATTCCCCGTTAGTTAAAGTTGGTGCTGAAACAGGCGCATTAGTGGCCTGATTTGAAGCAGAAATGGCGCTAGAAGGGGCGTTTGTGGGCGACCCGCTGTCCTCACCCTCCGAAACGCCAAAAGCCCCTACAACGGGCTTTAATCGCTTAGGGGGCACAACAAAAGAGTCTCTAGGGGATTGGAAAAGGGTGTATCTGTTGGTACTCATGCGGTTATCCAGTTCTTTTTATCTGATTTCCTTCCAATAGCGCTCTCCATGAACTTGTCGAGTTCGATCTGAAGAAGGTCTTCTTGGTGGTCACGATGGGCTTGTTGGACATCTCTAGCCATAGCTTCGACCCAATAGGCCACGGCTATGGAGAGGGCATCCAGCCTGTCGTCGTGCGCTAGGGCTCCCTTGTCCCGGGTAAGGCGGGGGAGTTGGTAGAACAGGCGATAGCGCTCGGCTGTTTCACCTAGCTCGTCGGCTACCGACTTAAAGTCCTTTTCAATTACCCGGGGGTCCACGATCAGCCGATGCTGGTTCATCACGGGCTCGAGGGTGTCGATGATCCGCTTCTCCTTTTGAAGGCTGTGCTTGACCTCCTCTATTGTACACGGGTGGATACGTCCGAACACGGGCTTTAGAAGCTCCCCGAACATCCCGTCCCCAAAGTTGGCTTCGTAGACAACGTAGTTGACATCATGCTCCTTTGCGGCCCGGGCCAGCGCTTCAAGGGTGGTGTTGTCGTAGCCTGAGCGGAAGCCGCCGATGTCGGTGAGGAACAGTTGCCCGTGGAGGCACTTGACGATGGCATAGGCTGTCTCGTCCTTGCCCCGCCCTGAGGGGTCAATAGCCATGACCGTCCCCTGATACTCGGCAAAGCTATCGGAGACTTGCATAGGGCCGTGGTAGGCGTCCCCGTCGAAGCCGACGTTGGGGATGTCGTTGAGGCGCTTTGTAGGGTCGTTGCACCACACGACGAACGATGGGCCCCGCTTGTTGTCCAGCGCCATAACCACAAGGTCGTTGATCTTAAGCGGATAGCGGTCTTGGTCGCTGATCCGGGGGTCCAACATGAACTGAAGGGCAAAACCTGAGCGCCCATAGGACGCCTCACGGAACATGAGGTCTTCTTCGGTAAAGCGGGTGGGCTCCGTGGAGCTCCCGGCAGTCCCGTTATTCTGAGCCACAAAGGGCGCAAGGCGTACGCCATAACGTACGCGTTGCTCTTCGCTTGGGATACGCACGGGCCATATCCGTGCCATGTATCCACGGCGCTCGAGCTTTTCGTAAATAGAGTTTTCGGTCTGCGGCGTTCCAAGAAACACAATGCGGCCTTCGGGCTTGACCACCGCGTCAAACTCCTTGACTGCCTCAGCCAGCTTGATTCGCATAAGCTCGGTTTGGGAGTTGCCTGAAGTCTCAATATCGTCGGCAATAATCAGGTCGGCGCGGCTTCCCGTGATTTGCCCCGTGATACCCACAGACTTGACCGAGGGGGCGTGTGAGGCTGGCGCTGGGCCAACGTCAAAGCTCTCCTTGGAATTGCGCTGTTCCTCCCGTGGCTTGAGGTGCTGAAGGATCGGTATTTCGTTGATCAGGCGTAGCGTGAAGGTGGTGAAGTCGCTAGAGCGGTTCTTGGAGGCCGACACCACTAGCACGTTAAGGGTTGGGTTGAGAAGAAGCCGATGGCACACGAAGGCTGACGTAATCCAGCTTTTGCCGATGCCTCGGAACGCCTCGATGATCTGACGGTTTGGTCCGTGCTCGAGACGCTCGGCAATGTCGTATTGGATCGGCGTGGGATCGGGAAGGTTTAGGTGCTTCCAAACAACGTACAGAAAGTTTCTGAAATCCCGTAGCCGGGGGTCTAGTTGCATTAGGTGATATTAGCCCCGCTTATGGGGCTCCCGTCAAAATGATTTATCGCCGCGATTAGAACTGATGGAACGAATGCGAAGGTTTGCGTAGCGGTTGTTATGCGGGTTGCCGTCTTTGTGGTCTACGTCCTTGCCACGGAGCGCCGCCTTACCGTGCTTTTTAATCATCAGCCTACGGGCCCGGTGGCGGGCGGCCTGAGCTTTGAGTTGTTTCGGAGTGCCCTGATATTCGCGGTACTCCTTGGCGTAATCGCGGGGCTTGCTCACAGCGTGTTTAGGCCCGTTGCGGCGTTGGAAGCGTTGATCGAAAGGTCAAGCTGAGGACCGCGACGGCGGCGAAGTCCGGCGAGGCTTTCAGAAATGCTAGAATCCATCGGGTCGTAGCTGTCTGCGCTTGGCGGAGGAAGATCGCGCCCCGGAAGCTGTCCGAGCTCGGTGGGCTCAATGCGAAGGCTCCGCTTTCCCTGAGCCATGTTGAGGCGCAAAGCGCCACCAGCCGTCTCGCCACGACGGAGCCTAGCTTGTTGCATTGTTCCGGGGGTGCCGGGAGTTCCGGGAATTGTTTCAACCACACGCTCTTCAAACCCTGTTGGGGAAGACCTAGAAAATCGGTAGCCCATTTGATTGGCAATAGCCAACTGGCTTGAAAAGCCGGGAGCAGATACCCGAACTGGACGCCAGTACTCCCTATTGGTGTCGGGAGTACCAGCGGTACCCGGAGTGCCAGCGCTGTACGTTCTACCCTGAGTCTGCTGAAGGTATCTACGTTCGTAGGCCATATTATTTACTCACCGGGAACGGGAGCGAGGCGGGCTCCTTTACGGCGAGTCCTTTGACTTCGATGGCTTTGGGTGCGGAGGGCTCGGCAAAAGGTAGAGCCATAGCAAGATTAAAAACAGGAGTACCTTTATCAAGGGCCGCAGACACATCATTGTCTTTGAGGAATTTGACGGCGACTGATAGGTCAGCGGGTGTAGCTTCACCGCTCTCAATGCGTGATAGAAGCTCTTCAGCAACCGCATCGTGGAGCTTGGCTAAGGCTTCTTTGGCCTTGTCTGACGCTGACATTAAGAGCCCCCAAAGAGCTTGTGCTTTAGTCCGTCAATAATTATGTTGAAGGCAACCGTGACCCCGGTGATAATCCCTAGCGCCTTCATGCTTTGGCCTTCAAGATGGCGCAAGCGATTGTCGTGGGCATCAAACTTCTGACGAAAAGATTCTTGGTTTCCTAGAACTTGGTCTAGTTTTCCTTCAAGGCGCCCTAAAGAGCGATGCAACTCGTCCGACATAAATCCTTTT